AATCGCATCGAGGCTGTCCAGGTAGCCCGCAGCATAGGAAACGCGCTGTGGCGGCGTCTAGTCCTTTTCCGTGGGTGAGGCCTTAGCTCGCGTGTTCTGGGTCCCTAGGCTGGGCGAGATGGGTTCCCTTTAAAAAGGGGACATACCCCCGGGGGGTCTGATTTCCTGGACGATTGCAGGGTCGATCGTCGTGGCGAAAGAAAAAAACGTGAACGAGTGCGCGTCCGGTCACCCCTGGGGTGAAGGGACGAACAGGCCACCTGTTTGGTAGACAGATGGTATTGAAGCGTAAGCCATTGATGTTGTTGATGACGTCGTCTGATTAAGGCGAACTGGGATGCAACTGGGATACGATGTTAGGACTTTTCCTCATCCTGTTCGCGTTGTGTTTCAATCGGTTGCGCCTCGATCGTCTTGACCTCGAGCTGCTGCAACGACGCCGCATCCTGCAGAAACGCCACCAGTTCGTCGCGTGTCCAATCGCTGGCGTCGCGTTTCACGACCGTAACCATCGATTCCTGCGATGGTCGGCCATCCAATCGATCCGCAATCGCAGTAATCGCCGGCAATGCCTGCAATGTGTCGCGCTGCGCCTGCTTGATCAGGTTGCGCGCGATGCCACGCAGCGCCTGATTGTTATTGCCAGCAGCAGCAAGCTCCATGGACAACGCATCGTGGAACGGCTTCTCAGCGCGTCGTCCGAGCGGATTAGCGTTGTTGCCTTTTTGAAACGGCATGACCGATCATACTAAACTCATACGCACGTTATGCAAACACGCGCATGTGTTAGGCAATCACCTAATCAACCGCACACTCCACACACAAAAAACCCCGCATCTCTGCGGAGTTGTTCACCATGCCTATCGGACATTACGGTGATTTGCGCGCAAATGTAAATGAGACATGTCCTAACCGCGCGGCGCGATGATTTCGCGCACCATGGTCATGATCCTCATTGCGAGATTTGGCTGGCCATCGTCAGCGTCAGCGTACTCCTCGACGAGTTCATCGATCTCGACCAGCGTATCACGCAGCCGCTCGATCTCGTCGGCGGCCTCATCGATTATGTCTTTGGTTAGTGCCTTGTCGGCGTACCCGTCGCGCAGCCGTTCAACGATGTCGGTCATCGCCGCGTCCCCAATGCGGTGAGGCCTGTTCGCAGGCGGTGCAGTTCGACGATGCCGCCTGGCACCGAGCCCTGTTCGCAGACGGCCTGTACTTCGGCCAGAACCGTGCCTGGATAGCGTTTGAGGACTGCGAGGGCCTCAAGGTAGTCCGCAATTGCGGAAACCTCTCTGCGGGCCTGCTTCTGGCCAGCATCGCTATCGGGATCGGGCGGTGTGCCGCCCATGGCGTCCAGCTTGGCCGTTCCCGGCTGGCGTGGCGCCTGCAGGGCGCTGGCGTAGTTGGTTGCCAGCACCAACCAGTGTTTGCCTGCGGCGAACTCACTGGCGTTGATCTTGCCGTTGAGGAACAGCCAGCCGAGCGATGAGCCCCAGACGGCATCGCGCAATCCCATCAATGCGGCGTCGCGCAGCCGCACCACCTCGATCGGGCTTGGCAATGTTGGCGGGCGACGGATTTTGCCTGAGCCTTCACGCCGCGCCATTGCCTTGCGCTTAGCCATGTGGATCACGCCCCCGAGAATGACGGTATCGGATCGTCCATTGGTGCGTCGAGGTGCGGCTTGGTGTCAACGATGGCATTGAGCGGATCGCTATCGTTGGCTGGTCGGCGGATTGCTTCGACTGTAGCGCCAGGGAAGGTCAGCTTGGCCTCAGAGACGGCGCGATAGTCATCGAGCATGCGGCCGATCTCGTCCAGCGCATAGACCGCGACCTTGCGGCCCTGCGCCACCACGGCGTGGGCTTGGATGTTGTCGGGCACGATTGCCGCGACGGTGCCATCGCCGAGCGTGATTTCCCAGACTGTTGGGGCGAGTGGCGCGGCACCGCTTTGGCTTGCCGCCTGATCGAGCTTACGCCAGGCTGCGATCATCCTTGACGCCTCGCGGCGGACCATCTCGAGGTCGCCGTGCCAGATCGCTTGGTTCCACAGATAGCGTTGCCGGTCGAACCGTTCGCAGAGTTCCGCTGACACCAGCAGTCTGAGACGACCGCAGCCCCACTTGAATTCCATCTCAATCGCCACAGCGTCAGCGATATCGATATGTGCCCGACCGGCGATGTAGGTGCCGTAGGTGTCGCGTTTTATCACCGTGGTTTCTCGTCGCGTTTTTTCACCCCCAGCAAGGGCGCGACGAAAGTGCGCCCCTTGCCCCGTAGGGGTAGACATCTTCGTTTCAAATTCGCCAGCAACATCAATATCTTTCATTGGCACTTCCTCATCTTCGTCATTTTCGTTTCGTCTGTAATATCAATAACTTGCAGAGACCCTCGCGTCACTTTCGTTTTACTTTCGCCGCTTTTATTCCTATAAATCGACCAATTTCCGATAGCCCTTCACATGGTTTTGGGCATCGCATATCTCCTCGGCGATGATGTCGTTGGCGTTCCACTCAGCCAGGATGTCCTCGACAATTTTCCGCTTCAGCCGCCACCGCAGCATGATGTTGTTGACCGCATTGCGTGGGGTGTTCTTGGAGAAACACCATGGTTGTTGCTTGTGCCATTGCCCATCGATGGCGGCGAGGATTTTGCGCAATGTGTCCCGATCGGGCCACGCATCGCTTTCTTTCTTCAGGGGTTCCTGGCTAACACCATCGACCATCAACGAGGTCGTTTGGCCGGCATCGGCCAAGGTGATCTTGCTGACCGTGAAAAATCGCTCCCAGCCATCTTCGCCATCTTTCACCTTCAAGGCGTAGATTGAACCAGACATGGCGCCGGGTTCGCGCCTTGTTTCGATGAGAAAGGCACCAGCGGCCGGCATTACCGTCGAGCCGCGGAACCCGCCGGCATAGTTGGTGTGGTGCACGCCGATGACCGTGGCGCCGAACCGGTCCTTGACCGCATCGCAGGCGGCGATGAACAGGCTCATGTCCTCTTGCTGGTTCTCCTTGGCGCCAGGCAGCACGCGACTGACCGTATCGACAAACACCGCCACCACTGGACCTGTTTCATCGATGATTGCTTGCACGGTAGCTAAAAGCTTGCCGACGTCTTCCACCCGCATGAAGTTGATCGATTGCCGGATGAGACGAAATGAAGTGTTTGCAATAGCTGTCTGGCGGTGCTGCTCCCACACCTTGAGCCGGTGCGGGACGCTTAAGACGCCCTCATTGAGGATGTAGATCACTGTGCCATGGCGAGCGACGTTGTAATCCCACCAATTGGCCCGCTGCGTGGCGATCGACATCGCTATATCGAGGGCCACGAACGTCTTGAGCGAGCCGGGTGGGCCAAAGATAAAGCCGACAGCTTGTTCAATGATCAGTTTCTCGATCAGCCATTTCGGCGGCGGCAGCGATAGAATTTGTTCGATCGTCAAATATTCAAACAGATCGGTTTTGGCGCTGGCCTGCGCCTGGGCCTGATCGAAGTCGGCGCTGTAATCGTGCGCCTGGTGGGCGCTACCATGATCCTGCCCCCGTGCCTGCTGCCGCTGCCGGTACAAGGCCTGCACCACTTCGATCGTCTCGCAGCCTTTGATCTTACCATCGAGAAAGCGTTTCACCGTGTATATGCACTTGGCAGCAAATTCCTTCTGGCCGCGGCCGGAACGAGTCAGGTCGGTTGAGCGCTCATATTGCGGCCAGGCGGCATCAAATAATTCCTGTGCGGTGGGCGCCTTACCGGTGATGCCTATTAATTCAATCAAGACGGCATTCGCCGTCTTCATCATGTAGCGTTCGCGGCCATCTTCGACCTTGGCCTGCAGCCCGAACACATCGGCACCGCGCTTGACGCCATCGTCGGTGGTGAACTTGATGTCACCAGTCTCACCGCCACCAATTGGTGGGAACGTTCGCACCAAATGCTGCAGGCTGTAGATCGGCTGGCCGACCTCCTTGATGCGTGAGATGCGAGTAAGCTCAGGTCGCTTGCGGTCGGGCTTCATCGGCCAGGCTATTGAACCAGCAAGTCGCATCACCCGCGGCGCATCGGTGACGGTGCTGTCGCCGTGCATCGTTGTAGCGATCCCTTTCAGCAATATTTCGGATTGTTGCTGGTCGGTGATCGGCTCGTCGAGGCGCCACCACAGTTGCGCGCGCAGGTGTGGCTCGGTCCCGGTCACCACGATCTTGGTCGGCGTGGCATTGCCCCACCGCTGCCTTGCCACCGAAGCCACGTCCTTGTCATCGAGGTCGGCATAGGCGCAAGTCAGGGCGAGGACATCGGCGGCACTGGCGCGTCCGCCGGGAAAGGTGCCGGGCTTGCGTAGGGCGGCACCCACGTAGACGTTGCAATTGTGTTGCCGGTTGAGTGTGCTCGCCTTGGCGATCAGGCTGTCGATCTGGTCAGTGCCGAACATGCTGGCATGGCGCAACGGGTAACGACCCTCGGCATTGGGCTGGGCGTCGGTCCAGGCCAGTTCAATCAAGCCGTCCTGGTTGCCGTCGAGGTATCCTCCGAACAAGTGTTCCAGATGCTCGCGCATCGCTGCGGTGTTGGGCTCAAACAATGTTTGTACATTTTCGGCATGCTCGGTCATGTGAATGCCCGCGCCGCTTTACGCAGAATTTTTTGGACGATGGCAAGTTGCTTTTCCGAGAGATCGTAATCATGCTCGTAGCGCGATGCGACATCGGTGACGAATTGCACCTCCCACGGTGTCAGGAAGCGGGTGTTTGGCAGTAGATTAACCAACTGGCGCAACGCCATCAGGTGATTGTCGGAGATATCGGTAAAGTCTGGACCCGTGTAATTCGGGGGTGGTGGCGGGGCTTGCTGCGGCGCAATCTTTGGCGCCATTGCCTCGGCGATCAGTTCGTTAATCGTCTGCTTGCGGTTCTGCGCCATCCGCGCAATCATTGCGGCCGCAGTGGCACGCTCGCCATCGAAGGTCGAGCTCAACATGCCAAGCAATTTTTCCAGCCGGGTTTTGTCTTGAGCGTCCAAGCGGCACCTTTAAGCGACCGGTCAGGTTGCCCTGACCGGTCGGTATTAGGGGTTCAACCGAAATCATCAGCGAGATCGACCATCTGTTTGACTTGCTCGGTTGCACTTTGTTGCGGCGGTGGCGCCGCGCGCGTGGAACCGGTGCTCGGTGCGGTGTTGGGTGCCGCTGTGTGGGTGGGCTTGTTGGGTTCGGCGAGTGCCGGTTGGGCCTTTGGCACGAACACCAGGTCAGCGGGCCGCGCGACCCAGCCGACAATCTGGAACACCGGATCATAGTTGGTGCTGGACGTGACGCCGCTGCCGGATTTGATCGGCCTGGTTTTCTCCAGCACCAGCACTGGCAGTTTGTTAGGGTTTTTATCTTTCTCCTCTAGATACTGCACATAGGCCGCGCCAAACCCCCGCAGCATGGCCTTGGCCGTGCCGGCAATTTCACGAACCGCGGGGTGGTTGTCGGCATGCTCGGTCGATAGTTTGAGCATGAAGCGCATACCGTTCTGGTGATTGGGCGAGGGCTGCGGCGGCATTCGTGTGCCCCACTTCACCAGCCGAAAATCCGGCGCGGTGCCGGCCACGAACAGGATCCAGCCGGCCTCGAGGTTTTCAAAGTCGGCGATGCATTTGAACGCATTGCCGGCGGCGAAATTGCCGGTGATGTCGGCCGGTTCAGGAGCGTCACGGTCGATCCGAAACATCCGTCCGGCCTTGGCGTCGTATTTCACGATCGGCACAAAGTCGGCTGAACTACCTGGGGCAGTGCTAAAGCCAAAGATGTTTTCCTTGTCTAACATTTTTCGTTCTCGCTTTCTGATGCTGCGACAGGCTCGCAGCGCGCCATTCCCGTCTGCCGGGAAATTCATATGTGCCAGTGCTCGTAAGCTAACTGTCGCGCTTCAGGCGCAGTCCAGTAAAACGAGTCGAGATCTGGCACGGTGATGCTGATAAAAAACTCTGGATCGTCCGACAGAGATAGAAACTTTTCGACGCGCAGTGCAATCTGATGCAGCGCCATGCGATGTGCGTCGATATTTTCGACGTTATAGGTCACACACTTCTTTGGTGTCGCATAGGTGATGCGCGCCGCGGCGTTGTTGGAGGTGACGTACAGTGCCACCTGCTTGGCGTGATTGATCTTGATCTGCGACGGCATTCTTTCTGTCGTCTTCAAATCAGTCGTGATGTTGTGATCCTGCCAGTGATAGTCGAAGATGCCGATAATCGGCAGCGTCAGGCCTTCTGGCTTCCACTCGACCAGACCCTGGGTGTGCGACGGCACGCCATAGGGGCGCAACTCGGCCAAGATCTGCGCCACCATGTCGGGAATGTTATCGCGATACTTTTCACGCCGATCGTCGGTTGATAGTGCAGTAAGGGTGTCATACTTCAATTGTGCGACCTCGACGCAGTCCTTGAGTGGCGCCTCGGGGTTGAGCAACCCGTGCGTCACGCCGTCCTCGACAGCAACGCCGCGGTGCGCCGGCACGCCGACCGGCTGCTTCAGCATCAGCACTCTTTCCAGCACAAACATCGCCGGCGAAGCGGCGAACAGATTGAGCGCGGACGGACTGTGCCGGACGTAGGTGGGGATCATCGGACTGTCCTCTTCAGCGCGTCGATCCAGGCGAGGAACACCATGGCGTCGTCCCAGGTCTTGGCGATGCCCCAGGTGTGGCCGAGCCTCTGCGCGCGATCGCGGAACGCCTTCTGGAATGGCGACAATCGGCCGTTGCCGGTCTTGAGCTCGAGCCAGGCGGTCTTGCCTTCTGGCAGCAGAAAGGCGAGGTCCGGGATGCCGCGCTTGACGCCCTCGTCCTTCAGCATCTTGCCGACGATGGCGTTGCGCTGCCCGCCATTGGGAATGGCAAACCAGATCATGTCCGGTCGCGCCTGCACGTCGAGCAATTGGCAGAGCGACGACTGGAACTGGTGCTCGGTGGGGTGGAGCTTCATGCCCGCACCAGTTTGTTATGCACGGGGCACCACGAACGGCCTTCGACCACCGGCTGCGCGCAGAACAGGTACGGCGCCTGCGTGCCCGCGGTGGCGAAGCGGCACTGGTGGTGCTTGAGCTGCAGCAGCGGCAGATCGCGCGCCCCTGCTGGCGCCACCGGCTTTCGTTTCTTGACGAATGTGACCTTGGGCTTTTTGATGATTTTGACCGGCCGTCCGCCGCGATGGTACTTGACCCGCGGCGGCAGATGCATGCGGTGGGCGCGGCCGATCACCGCATTGCGCGACATCTGCATGGAAAATTCGTCGTTCAATCGCCAGGCGATTTCGGCAAACGATAAATCGTCACTGCTCTGGTAGAGCTCGACCAGACGCTGCTCCAGCGCCTGCGCCAGCCAGCGCGACGGCAGATGATTGGAATGTCGGGCGTCGTGCCGGCTATGCGGGTCCGACACGACGCCGTCATCCGCGGTCACAGGGGTAACCGCAGAATCGGCAAATGGCTTCGCCTGCGCTGTCATGACAGAGCGCCTCCAAACTCGGGAAACAGTCGAAATTAAGCGGACTGGCGTTGTCGTGATTGAGCAGCGTAGTCAGTCATGAAGGCACGAACCCGGCCCAGGGTCCGGTGACGCAGTTCGCGGCCGTCGCGCAGATTGTTGATTAAGCTCGGATCCCCCAACGCCTGTCCGCCGAACGCGCTCGGAGCCATCCCTGTTTTACGCAGGAATTTCTCGATCTCGGCGAGCAATGCCGCTGTGGGTGGATCCATAAGGACTAGATTAAGGAACTTGCCTAAACAGTCAAGGTGTGTTCCTTGGAGCATTCAAATAGGATATGTCCTAAGACCTGGAGATGGATGCTGTGCGTGACTTGATCGAGAAACGCTTAAAAACTGTGCGATTGAGTATGTCGCAAGCATCGCTGCGTATCGGTCGCAATGCTTCCTATCTGCAACAATTTTTGCGGCGTGGCATTCCTGACGAACTACATGAGCCCGAACGCATCAAGCTCGCCGAGTTACTTGGCGTGTCCGAGGATGTGTTGCGTGGCAAATCGTCACGACTGATCGCGCGGCCTTACAGCAAAAACAGCAACGACGCGCAAATGCAGATCAGCCCTGACATTGCTGTGACTAGCACCGGACAAAAGGTGCTGGACATGCCGAGGATTTATCCTATAACAAATGACGCACCAGATCTCCCCGTGTTTGCGACAACTCAAATCGCTGGGGTCAGTGTTATGATAACGAAACCTTTCGACCGCATCGCGCGGCCGAATTTTTTATTGCATGTCGTCGATGCCTACGCATTGATCATCAGTGACGATACAATGGATCCCGAAGCCAAAAACGGCTCGACCGCTCTGGTGCATCCGCATCTGCCGCCACGTAATGGCGACACCTGCCTGTTCCGGGCGGAACGGGATACCACCAGCGACAATGCCATGGTCCGGCAACTGGTTAGCGCCAACGATCGCGCCTGGCGAGTGCATCAGCACAAGCCGGCTAAGGACTACGATCTGAAAAAGTCGGAATGGCCGGTCTGCCACCTGGTGGTCGGCAATTTCAGCCGGCGTTGACAGCCGCCTAGGTGCGGTCTGTTCCGCGTAAATCCTTTTTTTGACACTCGTTAAGGAATAGTCCTACACTGAGGCTTGCATCGTCCTTTACTGGGGGATCGCCTCATGATCACAGAATATTTTGTTGTCCTGCAGGACTACGGCACCCGCGGCCTGGAGGCCGTGGTCGATCCGGCGCTCAGCCGCTCCGACATCGTCGATCGCATCAAGACCCGCGAATACGACAACATCGTCCAAATCGATCACGTCCAATTCGGCGTCGTCATCGATGCCACCAAGGAATTGATCGACGAAGCCGAGGCTGAACTCGCCGACCCTTTCGGCGATGATGAGTTCACACTGCCGGCGTCGGCGCTGCCGCCAGTCAGGAGGAACATCTAATGGATCAGCAACCAATCTCGTTGCCTCGCCGCGCTCAGCTTGGTCTGGCCGAGCTCGAACACGACATCGAGCAAATTAAATTCCAGCGGCAACAATTCCCGCCGACGCAACCGGCTTATGAAGACCTTGGCCGGATGTCGGCCGAGGCGGTGCTGACCCAGTATGAAGCTGCCGCCCGGGCCGTCGAGGAAATGGGTGATGCCGTGAAAGTGCGGGTCAACAACATCGCCGCGGCATTGCTGGAGGCCGATGAAGATATGAAGCAGATCGCCGAGACCGCGAAATCGATCATGGAAAAGGGCAAGCTGGTTCAGGCCCAGATCGAGGAAGCCAGTGCGCTGTCCAACAGCATCCGGTCGGCATGCGTGGAGTTCAAAGCAAAGGTCGGGCTGCCGTGAACATGACGGTGCAGGCCCTTGGTGTGGCGCTTGGCGGTATTGCGCTCGGCATTACACCGGCAGCGCTGCCGCCGGTCACGCCGCCGGTCGAGCGGTTCCAAGATGCCTGGATCGAGAACGTCAAGGCTATCGAGGTCTATCGGGCGGTGCGTGATAGTGGGCTTACCAAGCCGCGGCCGGTCGTCACCGAGCGTGTCCTGCCCGATGAGGACGCCCAAAATTATAATATCGGGCGAATATCGGGCGGAATATCGGGCGCCCTGCCCGAGGCGCCACCGTTGCCGAGGGTCAGGCCCAAGCCAGTCGCCGATGTCTGCGCCCAGCACCGCATGCGTAAGGTTTGGTACGGCAAGGTTTGGCGATGTAGGAGGGCGTGATGTACGAGCATCCACGATGGTCGGTCGAAGTGCTGGTCAAGCGTTATCTTACCATCCAGGTCGAGGCTGCCTCTGAGCTAGATGCGATCAACGAAGCGATGGACTGGCATGTCATCGGCGACGAACTGGTTGGCGATACCATCGATGTCGATGTCATCAGGGTCAGCCGGGAAACGGGAAGACCATGAAAAAGCCGGTTAAGCTGCTGAGCTTCCCCGATCTCAAGGCGCTCAAGGGAATCCCGTTCACCCGGCGCTATCTCCGCACCCTGGAGGCCAAGGGCAAGTTCCCCCGGCGGCGCCGAATCGGCGGCCGCACTGTCGTCTGGGTCGAAACCGAGATCGATAGCGCAGTGGCGGATTGGGCTTCTAAGTAACCTTGGCAGAATGATAGCCCTGCTCGACACCGGCCAAGATTTGGATATTTGCGCGGCCGAGCTCGGTTGCGATGTGGGGCAGCTTCTGACCCCGCTCACCCGCTATCTGCTGCGCGATCCAAGTCGGGGATGGGCCATAGATAACGGCGGCTATTCCGGCCTTAACATTCCTGCCTTTCTCTCATTGTTGGAGCGAGAGAAGCATCGCAAGGACGATTGCTTGTTCGTGACGGTGCCAGACATCGTGGCGAGCGCCAGACGCACCCTGGAGTTATTCGAGCATTGGAAGGACAAGCTTCCTGGCTGGCGGTTGGCTTTTGCCGCCCAGGACGGTCAGGAGCATCTGCCAATTCCCTGGTCCGAAATCGGCGCTGTGTTTATTGGTGGCTCGACCAACTGGAAGGGCAGCCACCACGCCACGCAGATTGTTCGCTGCGCCAAGGCAATGGGCAAGTGGGTTCATGCCGGGCGCATCAATGACCCACTGCGCTGGAAGCACTTTGAGGCACTTGGCGTGGATAGCGCAGATGGCACTGGCATCGCGCGCTATAGCCACATGCGGGAGGCCGTCGCCAGCCGAGACAATCAATTGGAGTTACCGGAATGATGGTTGTGTATGAATTGACGTTTTCCAGAAAGTGTCCCGTCGATGAGGCTCACGATCATTATCACCTGACCATCGAGGCAAACCACACCATTCTCGTCGAGGATATCCTGCGTGCCATCGAGTGCTTGCCGGAGAAAGCATATCAGGAAGATTTAACAAAGATCCTCGCCCGTAAGCTCGGCACTGAGAGTGTCACTACAGTCGGCTATCACTCAGGGGTCAAGACAACATGCGTAGCTTAAGCCTCATAGCCGTTTACATCATCGCCATGGTTGCCGCCAACTTGCTGGTCTGGTGGCTCGGTCCATGGATAGCGCCGGTCAATGCATTCGTGCTGATTGGCCTGGACCTGACGCTGCGCGATGTCATGCAGGAACGGCTCGCTAGCTGGCAGCTTGCTGCCGTCATCATTGTTGGCGGGGCGATCACCTGGGGCATCAACCCAGCAGCATCGCAGATCGCTATTGCCTCTGCGGTGGCGTTCCTCTGCGCTGCGCTAGCCGATTGGGCGGTCTATTCGCTGATGCGGCACTATCCCTGGCTCTATCGCGCCAACGGCAGCAACGTGGTGGGCGCCGCCGTTGACAGCATCATATTCCCGACACTCGCCTTTGGCGCATTCTTGCCAGCTATCATCGCACTGCAATTTGCGGCGAAGGTGGCCGGCGGCGCTATCTGGTCTTTCCTGTTAATCGGGCTTGCTCGACCTTCTAGGCGACCAGGGTAAGCTTCGGCGGCGTGCTGCCGACGATGCCGGCGAGGCGTTGTTCCCAGAGCTCGAAGCCGGCGCGCTTCTCGTCCAGATAGCCGTGCTTGTCGTAGACACCGCCAATGCCCTTGATCTTGTGTGCGATCATCAATTCACGCACATCGACCGTATGGTTGGAGTGGATCGGCAGCGGCGACAGGTATGAGCGCATCGAGGTCCGCAGGTCGTGGTTGCGCCAGTCATAAAGGTGGGCAAGCTTGTCCATCTGTTCCTTGGGCGCGGTGTTGATGTGGGTCGGGGTGCGTCCATCGTTTTTTGAGAACAGGTAATCGCCACTGCCGGGCTTGGGCAGTTTGTTGAGAAGGTCAATCATCATCGGCGTCAGTGGCACGATGTGGTCTTCATTGGTCTTGCGGCCCTTCATGCGCTTGGCTGGGATCGTCCAGAGCTTTTTCCGGAGATCAAATTCGGGCCACGAGGCGTCGGCCGCCTCCATGTGACGAACGCCGGTCAGGATCAGCAGCCGGAATAGTGGGCCGTAGGGATAGCCCATCCTGTCGGCAGCGATCCAGATCTTGCGGAGCTCGTCCTCGCTGAGTTGCCTGCCGATCCGGCGATCAAGCCGGCCGAGCAACACGCGCGGCTTGATCGATCGGCATGGTGAGGTGCCCTGTGGGATTTTACCGTCAGCCTCGGCCCACTCGAACATCCGCAAGACGTAGCCGCGGATGTTGAACGCCTGCGCCCGGTACTGAACCGCCTTGGCTTTGATCGGAGCGGAGATGTCTTTGGTGGTGATTTTGGTGAGGGGGCGATCCTTGAGCGTCGGGTAGAACGTGCTGCGGATGCAGCGGCCGATCTCGGCGCCGTTCTTCTGCTGCGACAGGATCAGCGTGATGTACTCTTCTGCCGCGGTGGAAAAGGTTTCGCTATCGTATTTGCGCTTGACCGCGGCGGCTTCGGCCTTCTCGATTTTTTCGGCGACCGGATCGAGGCCCTGGCGCAGCAGTTCCTTCCATTGGTACGCAGTGGCGCGCGCATCCTTGAGCGTGATCGCGCCAAGCTGGGCAATGCCGCGGCGGGTCGGGTTTGACGAACCGGGGAAGCGGGCCAGCAGGATGTAGGTCGAGCGCTTGGCGCCGACCCGAATGCCGAAACCCGGCTGCACGATATCCATGATGTCGCGCGGCTCGCCGCCTTCGACCAGCGTCTTCACCAGCTTGTCGGTGATCTCAACTTTGGTGCTCATTGTGCGCCCCCTTTACGGATGATGCCGCGGTCAATTTGCTCGCGGCGCAGATCGGCGAGCATGGTTTCGAGTTTCGCGACACTCTTGCCCTTGACGGTGTCATTACGCCCCAAGCTAGCAAGGGCCAGCCGGATGTGGATTTTCAGATCAGAACCTCTACGAGTGGTTAGCATTTCAATCCCCTGTTTTTGGCAACGCCCTGGCAACATTTTTGCCGTTCTGGCAACATCCGCGTTGGTCCGCCAACATCCCATCAAAATTGACTTAGGTCAAGTCCTATGGGGGCTTTTTTAATGACCATGACATTCATGAGCCGCGTCGATCCCCTCGTTTGACCTTGAGACTAATGTGTGTATTCATCGCAAAACCCCAGTAAAACCGCACTTTTTGCGAGGTCAGGTCGTTTTTGGCAACATTCCTGGCAACAATCATTTTCGGTGTTGACCCCACCCCTTACACCGAGGTCATTCCTTTTGCCCATAGGATATTTCCTCTAAACCCTGTAGGAATAGGACTGCAGAACAACGGGGAGGGGTAAGGATGTCGATAACCGTGGACCTAAAGCAGCAACTGAAACGAGCTCAACACGATCTATGGGCCAAGCAGATCGAAGCGGATCGCTTGGAGGAAATGCTAGATCGCCAGCGCGATCTTATCGTCAAGGCCAGGGAGGTTGTCGCCGAGTTCAACAGGGCGCTGCTTGCCGTTGCTTAGGCCGCCCTCGGCGCATCGACATCCTGCGGCATCGCATCGCCCAGCGGCACGATGACCTTGTCGGGCTTGCCGTCATAATTGTTGTCGGCGATGTTTTGAAACAGCAAGCTCTCGCTGGCGCGGCGGCGAACAAGGCCGGCCAGGATTTTGCCGCCGCCCTTATTCCACCGATGAAACTCCAGCGCCGCACTTTCCCAGTCTTTGGCGTTGACCCGCTTCAACAGGGTGCTGCCGGCCAGCGCACCGGCCCCGCAATTATAACAAAATGAAACTAACGCATCGAATTGCCATTGTGTGAGCTCGACCTTGACCAGGCGCCGCACGTCGCCTTCAAAGTGTTTCATGTCGCTTAAGAATGCCGCATCGCATTGCCGCTGTGTCCAGATCATTCCTTGTTTAATTCTTTTACCGTTCTCTGAAGTGCTGCCCCATCCCAAAGTCCAAACTCCTGCGGGACACAAATATGATTCGAAGCGATCGGGGCCGCGCGGATGCAGGCATGACTCGAAATGCTTGACCAGGTTGGCGCCGGCTCGCGACAGCGACAGGTCCTCGTTCATGGCTGGATCCGGGATGGCGCGATGTGTAGTTCGCGGGTCATGATTTCCACGATCTTTTTGAGCCGCAGATCGTTCGTTTGTGTCTCTTTTTCCGTAACAGTCAATCTCGTATTGATTTGCTCCAGATGACTAGAGCCGCGTGTTTCCAATGTTGCCACCCGTGTCTCAAGCTTCACAACGTATGCCGTCACGGTGAACAACGCGACGAACAGGCCACCTAGAAAATAGTTTTCCTTGATCCACCCTTTGACTGTTTCGGTCATGACGGCGGCGGCCGCGCTGCCGGACGGCTGGCTTCGATGAAATCGCCTGGTGACAGCGGCGGCTGGCCCTCCAGCGCGCGGATGCGGTTTTCATGCTCGTAGAGGACGGTCTGCTCGTTGGTCGGCTCGGGCGGCACATCAGGCGGCGGCACATAGGGATCGGGCACACCGCCGTCCTCGACCCATTCCAAATATTCCGCGTAGTCACGGTTGGCCGGATCGTTTGGGATGCACGCGCCGTCCGCGGTGCGGATGACGCTGTCGGTTGCGGTGAGTTGATAATCAGCCATGATCAGAGTCTCGCATCGAACGAGTAAGTGCCGCCACTCGCTTGGTAGAACCCATTCGCGGTTACGGTTATGCCAAGTACCGCCCCAGTAGGATCAGCATATACAGTAATTCCAGAACAGTTTGTGTAACCGGGTGCTGTCACTACAGAAGTCGTCGGCGCTGCGCGCATGGTTGTTGGAAATGAAATTGTCCCAGCATCAGCAGGAAATCCGGTTGCTGTACCGTAGCGATAAACATTAGAAGAAGAACAAGTGGTTTTATAATAATACCGCTGACACGTCAGCAACTCCTGATCATACGGCCGCATCAGCAGCGGCGACTGCGCGGCGGTTGGTGCTTGAGTGCCGGGGAGGACGACGACGCCAGTGATACGCAAAACATTTACGCTACCAATACCATTTATCTGCCCTGGCGCAGCTATGTAGCCTCCAGCGAGCCAAGTGTTTGGTGATGGTACGGTGAGAGTTGATCCTGATGCCATCGCAAAAGATAAATTCATGCCTAGTGTATTATCCGTCGCCCATGTTCCAGTCACATCGCCTGGAATGGTGATGGTCTTATATTCAGGGGTTGAGGAAACATTCTGCGTATAAGTGGCAACGTAGCTTCTAGGTGGCGAAGCGTTGCGAATAGAAATAGAGTATGTTCCCACTGCTACATGAGCGGTCCAGAAACCAATCGTAATCGGCTTAGCGTTAACCGTGCCCCAGTTAAGCCGTGCAATGCGATAACCCTCAATAACGTGTTGTATGAATACATAATCACCAGCAGGAATTGACGCTTGTGTTGAGCTGTTATTCACATAAACGCATTTTTGAAATAGCCCAGGAAACACACCAGTAGCATCAGCTTGCGCGCTGCTCATAGGTGGCGTAATTCCAGCACCTTTCTGAAAAAGCCAGCCATCTAGGACGTAACCAGGAGTAGATCTGCTGGTAGTTCCAAACTCCTGACTAACATCCATGCTGCCGTTGATCTGCATCCCGCTATACGCCATCGCATCGAACGGCGCAGCGTAGATGTTCTGCCGCGCCTGAAGCGTTTGCGCGTCGGTGAGCGACTGCGATGTGTCGTAGCGAACTGAGTCGTCAGGTGATGGACCGACTCCTGTGCTAGACGCCAGCCACGCCGTGCCATTCCATTGGTATTGCGGCACGCCAGGAACTATTGGAACGGGATACAGATCGCCGACTGTGGGTGAGGAAGGAAAGTTGATGCCCATTAGAGCCTCGTGTCTGTGCGGATGACGGAGCTTTCGGTCGCGGTGAGTTGATAGTCAGCCATGATCAGAGCCTCGCGTCTGCGGCGTAATGAAATAGCACAGCTTGGCCGGTCGGATTGGCCGTAACGCCCGACCCGTTGTAAGGATTAAATCCAGTTGTGCCGATCAGGCTCGCTAAACCGCTGTTGGCGACTAGGTCGGCACCGTTGTTGTCACTTACTCTTGTTGCCCCTCCAGCGTACCCATAAACAGTTACTGCAGGATTTGCCCGCATAGGTGTCTGGAAATTTACTCCACCATAAGAGAGGTTAGCTGCTACTGACGTTACGGATCTAATAACCGGGCCAGACGCGGTCGCAGTGCCAGGATTAACGTCAGCATTGTAACTCTTTTGATAGTACCGTTTGCATATCAGCAACTCCTGGTCATACGGCCGCATCAGCAGCGGCGACTGTGCAGCAGTTGGTGCTTGTGTGCCGGGGAGGACGACGACGCCAGTGATACGGACAACATCGGTTGTCGCCGCCACGGAATTTACTTGGCCTGTAGCGGCCACATAATTTGCGCCATACCAAGTATTCGCAGATGGCGCAGTAAGCGTAGCCCCCGCAGCCAACGCAAAAGATATCACAATGCCTATCGTGTTGTTCGTAGACCAAGTACCTGTCGTATCGCCGGGAACAGTGATGACATTGTATTGTGCTGCTCCACTTACTGTGTGGTTATAAGTAGCGACATAAGAACGGTTGCTTGCAGAATTACGAACCGCAACGCTGTGTATTCCTATTCTGTTGTGCCAAGACCAAAAGGCGATAGTAATTGGCCGCGCATTTGCCGTACCCCAGGCCAATCGTGCAATTCGCCAACCCTCGATGGCTTGGTGAAAAAAAGCAGCATCTCCAGCGGCCAGCGATGGCTGGGCCACAGTTGGAACCATAAATAACTGATAAGAAAATCCTGGCGTGAACGATGTAGCGCCCTGAAAGCCCGCAAGCGTCATAGTGCCGCCCCAGTATAATCTCCAACAATCGCAAACATTGGCGTTGGATATTACAGTTCCTGTTGTGCCTAACTCCTGACTGACCTCCATGCTGCCGTTGATCTGCATGCCGCTGTAGCTCATCGCATCGAACGGCGCGGCGTCGACCGGCGGAGCAACTCCTACGCTGGCCGGCACCGCCACCGCCTGCACCCATTGCGCTGGGCCAACGCCGTCGTTGTAGCGCACATAGAGTGTGCCGGTGTCACTCTCCCACCACAGCGTACCATCGGTTGGCAGTGGCGGTGGCGAGTCACTAATGATGAGTCCGCCACCGCCGCTGCTGCCGCCGCCGCCGCCATCGCCACCAACGAGGCTGATCGGCACCAATGCATAGGTGTTGGTGACGTTATTCCACACCAGAACATTTTGATGTGCTGTGTCGCTCAGCCCACTGACCGGCGGCGCGAAATCATCGAACGCCAGATCGAGCTTGAAGGCACCGTTGATCTTGGTGACATCGACGCCAGCGCCATCGATGATCTTGGAGGGAAAATTCGGCATCGCCTTGAGTTTGACCTTGGGGAGGAGTGCCATTTATCCACACCTCGTCCAGTTGGTGCCGTTCCAGCGCACCTTGTAATGCCCGGTGCTGCCACCAATAACGATGTCACCGAATGCAGCGGCCCCACCCGTAGACTTCTGTCCATCCGTAATGCTGAACTCCACTCCCTCTGGCCGAAGTATAAAACCGCTCGCTCCAGACTCCTTTGGCAGAGAGTTGAACGTTCCAGCCAAAGAAATAAGCGACGTAACCGTAGGACTAACCGAACCACAATTTATAAACTGCAATGCCGCAAACTGCTCGGTCGCCGTCGGAAACACCCAATCCGGCCCATAGTTGAGGCCCGTCGGCGACGAACTCTGCGAAATGTTGACTCGATAGGTTCCGACGTTGTTGTACGCCGTCAATCCATTGGAGCCATTGATCTTCGCATAGTTGTGTCCACCCGCGGTTCCCGCCGTGGTATTGACCGCCGCGCCGGGGCCAGCCGAGGCACTGACCTTGAAGGTGGTGGAGGTCATTCCGGAGGTGATGACATAGTAGGTCGTGGCGGAAGAAAGCCCGGTCGGCAATGAACTTACGTCGAACGTGATCGCGTCATTCGCCGAGAGCCCATGAGCCGAGCTGGTAGTAACGACCGCAGGCGACGCTATCGAGATCGAACACGGCACCGGCGGCTCGCTCGCCTGGCTGCCGACGATCCTCGTCCCCGCCGTAACCCCCGGACCCGTCACCGTCAGCCCAATGCCGATACCAGACCCTGAGGGAAACCCGGTAACATAGAGAACCGTGCCTGCCCCTCCAGCTCCATTGCTAATGGTCGCCGTTACGACATTATCCGCAGTCTTCTGCCCCAGGCAGGAAATGAACGTCGAGTTACCGCCACCTCCGCTCGGGGGAAAATACCATCCTCCTCTATTGGCATTGGCGGTCGAGCTACAATTCAAAAATGTAGATGCTCCAACGCTTCTGATATAAAATCCACTGTGAGGGGTCCACCCAACTTGCCCATACTGCCCAGTCGCTTCATTCGCGGCCGAATTTCCGCCAATCGCCGTGAAGGTCGAGCCCCCAAGGCTGTTGCAATACAGTCCATAGTGACAAGCTTCATTCTGGAACGACTGGACGACGCCGCCCCAGGTCCTGTCAAACCGTGTCCAGATCGGGACCGGCGTCGTTATCGAATGGCCGCCGTTGCTGATTCGATAAGTGCCTAAAACCCCATTCACACTAAGCCCCGTCAGTTTAACTCCCGCCTTCGAATCAGTCGAAGTTATCGTCGTTGGGCCAGCCGACTGACCTCCCGGCGTCACGGTATAATTTCCGGTGTTGTTGTTAATTCCCCCCGGCACAGCCGTTATCAACGTTCCTGCAATAACTCCGGTCCCCTCGACAAGCGCCCCAACCCTCAATCCATACCCTCCACTCGGAACAGAATTAACCGTCATCGTTGAACCGGAGAGCGTAGTCGTACCGTCCGTTATCGACGGCGTTCCGTCGGTCATAATCGACGTTCCGGTACTATTATCATTTGGATCTTCCCCCCAAGCTTTCATCGGGAGGCCGGTCATGAACATGTGCATTCCACCAGCGCCAATATACGGATCTCCCGTGTTTATCATTCCACCCACAGTCAAGATATCATCCGCCACGGTGCAGTGGCTTGCCCACCCCGTCGCCATTCCAAGCATCATCGCGACTTCACAATTCTCGATGCCATTCCCGATCAGCATGCTGCCATTCGATCCGAACAACTGGAAACACGTTTGGAAATTGGTTGTGCTTCTCCAGCCAAAGATGTGCGGCGCATACCCGGCGACCCCGAGCGTCCCAATGTAACCCGACCCTCCCGCCGCGAGGGAGCCAACCATGTTGGCGCCGCCGCCGCAGCTCTCTATGACCATGTCGTAGATGTTGAACGGCAGATAGACATTGATCATGCCGCCAAAACCGCAGTCATGAATGTGGGCGCTGCCATTCCCTATGCACAGCGCGCCCGAGCCTATGATCTGGCTGTTATTGGTAAGAGACATGTGCGCTATCTCGCTCGGGCCATTGCCTCCGCCTCCATTGCCTTGCATGAAAGTAAATCCATTGGGAACATTCCCCTGAATGAAAGTCGGGCCGCGGCCGGACCCTATGATCCGCCCCGAGAAATTCCCGCCCGTTCCCGAAATATTGATGCCATAGGCCGCGCCGATCGTGGCGGGACCGACGATGTATCCGCCCGGAGGAAAGAACACCGTCCCGCCGATTCCAGCGCCTCCGGTCCCAGCCGTCCCCGCAGCATCTATGCAAGCCTGGATCGCCGCCGTGTCATTGGTGCCGAAGTCGCCCTTCGCCCCATAGTCCTTCACGTTGTAGACATCCTTCATCATTTCCCCGAACGAACGGCTCGCCGTCCTCAGCGCTCCCGTGATCTTCGCCAACGCCAGGTTCTTCGCAGTCATTCTTTACCCCCACGCCGAATAGCCGCCGCCAGGCAGCGGATACAAAAGTGTGCCGGTTCGCAACCGGACGCTGGAATTGCCGTAGAGGCTCAAGCCGGGATACAGGGTCGGCGTGCCGGTCCACCGCGCTACGTTTCCGGTTCCTGAGCCCCCGGAAGCAGGATTGCCACTTAGAAACCAGACGCCGTTGCGATGGAGGTAGACAAATTTGCTGGTGAAATCGACGGCCCATCCAAACACGTCGCCAGCATTCAATATGTTGGTAAAGGCGCCTACGCTCGTGGGCGTAAAGATGCTGCCACCTGGTGCGTAGGCTGCGCCGTTGGCCAGGCCGAAGCTATCGGTAATGCTGCCAACGTAGTCATCGAGTGCCGCGCCCGTAGAGGCCGCTCCGGTCATCAGGCCCATTATCAAGCTCGCTTGCCGCAGCAATTCTAACTCGAAATACTTCAGGCCGGAACTATTGCCCGATGCGCCACGCGCTGTGGTGTTGCTGCTGGTGCCGTCTGGGATCGCCGTGTCGTTGGCACGACGCCTCGTGCTGAGAGTTATCTTTGTGCCGTGGTCCCCCCAGGCGCTGCCTGTCTCTGTAGCCGGGGTTGCTGGAGTTCCAATGAGCGACGTGTTGATTGCGCCACTCGCCTTGATGCTCTGATAGCCGGCATAGTTTGGATGAGTGCCGTCACTGGTCTTGTTGGCAATCCATTTGGCGCTGGTCTCGACCGCCGCGCCGACATCGAAGACGCCCCCCGTTGGGGCGAAGCTGGAGCGCAGGTCGGCGTTAAGCGCGACACGAACGGCTTCGTGCGCCGCTGCACCGCCTGAACCGTCGCCAACAGTCTGGTTCACAGTGTCAATCCAGCCATTGGACGATTGCGTGCGCGGGACCATGGTCCGCTGGAAGACGGTCTTGCCGCTGCACAGGCCATAAATCGTGTTTAAGTTCCCCTCGATCGTCGTCTTGGAGTCTCCAGCAAAGATGTCGTTCGTGCCGTGGCCCACAAAGACGTGGGTGCAATTGCTCAACAGCAGCCGTTGCGTATGGCTGGACACGAAGCCCGCGGCGGTTTCGCTCGCCATTGCCGCGTTGAAGTAGCCGAACTGAGGGCCGACTGTCCGCGCGATGATCCCCATATCACCGTCAGCATCGAGAACGTCTGCCACGCCGGCATCGATGCTATCGCCGAGAATAAGGACCGATGGCGTGGTCATTGGCGCAATGACGACTGGATAGTACGCAACCGAGCTTTCTGCGGCGGGTACTTCACCCGTCATGGTGCGGTCGGTTGCGCTGTCTTCGTAGCAATCGCCCATGAACTCGGTGTGAGTATCGATAGCGGTGGCGGGAAGATAAACAAGCCCAACACTGCAAGTCTGATGTAGCCTGATCCAGAACCTATCGCCGTTCGGAATAGGAACTGACGGCGTAACGTAGTCGGAGATCAACGTACCGCCGTTGGGCGCAGTGCCGGATGATGACGCGCTGAACAGTATCTGAGTCAAATTCCTGGGCGGGTACTCGACGCTTGCGGTCACCCCCATCGTCGCGCCGGGCACGCTCTCGCCCAATAGATAGTTGTGGCATACGATCTTCAATTGCGTGATGTTCGTTCTGGCCCAATGTCCCGAACGCACGTTCGCGTTGGTGATTCCGCTTCTGTGAGTCGATAGATTGCCGTGCGTGGCCGCGAATCCGTCATATGTCGTTACCGCATTGAGCGGCCCCACCACATTGGAGTTGGCGGATGCCATTCCGCCTGTGTTGGTGGCCGTTATGACGCAGTAGACAAGGCTGCCGGTGTCCCCGACCTGGATGACATAGGTTGTGCCGGTTGCACCAGAGATTGCCGAGCCGGACGGTGAATAGCGCCACTGATAGGTGTAGGTGATCCCGGTACCGGTCCACGTTCCGTTATTCGTTGTCAGCGTGTCACCCGCCATAAGTGTTCCGGTAACGGCAGGGGGAACACTATTGACGGGCGTAGATGGTGATGAAGTAACAGCCAGCCTGAACCGCAGAGGCAAAACCGAGGTCATAGTTGAGTGAACCCGGACGGTGCCGTCTGCGTCCAGCTCGCAGACGTGAACCGCGCGGTCAGTTGGTACACGTTGCTTGCCGCGGCCCTGAAAACCAATGCCGGATAGAGCGGGGCCGTCAGCGAGAACGACACGCCGCCGGTATTCGTTGCCGGATTCTGGTTCCCTATGACATCGAAATTCCAGTCACCGCTGTTTACTCTAACCCAAATCTTGCTGTTCACCGTGTCGACGGCAAGGCCGATGACATCTCCGTTTGTAAACCAAGCGCCGTAAGTGCCTGGACTGCTGCCGCCTGTGTAGATATCCCCGGCAACGTTGTAGTAACCGAGACTGTGACCATCACTCCCAAGAAAGTTGCCCGAGGAGGCGACAAAGCTGCCATCGACAAAACCAACCCCTATGGCGACTGAGTGGTTATCGATGGTATTTCCCAAAATCTCCCAATATTTCTTCTGGCTCGCGGCAACGCTGCCGCCGGTAGCCGTCGCGGTATAATTGTTGTTGTCGGGAAGCGTGATGGACGCCGTAAGATTCCCATTGGACAGAACGATGGGGCTGACCGTCGTTGCCGGATTCCATGTGACCGTGCTCCCCCCGCCACCGCCAACAACAGGCTGGTAACCCGCACCTAGAAGCGTCAAGGAACCCACGTCAGGCTCCCTTGTAACCGGACGCAGAAACCTTGGTGCTGGCCCCGGTCGTGACATTGGCGCAGAAGATCGCCGTTGCCGTCGTTGGTTGTCGCAGCGGCGCGGGGAACGTGAGGACAGCACCGCCGTACACCGCCGCCGCCGGGATCACGTAGAGCGTCGTTCCGCCGCTGCCGTCTTGGATGAGAACATCCGTTCCCACGGTCGCGTGTGAGTTGCTGACGGTGATCTGCGTGATGTAGTTACGCAAGCCGGAAGCCGGGGCAGCAATGAGCGACGTAGTGGTCGTGCCGGTCATTGCCGCCGTGGTGCCGGAAACAAAATTCTCCGGATTCGAATACGGCAGGACAAGCAGCTTGCCGACCAGGTCGGTCAGGAGATCGGAGCGATCATTGTTGGCGACCGCGGCAATTTCCGAGCTGCGTGCCCGCGCGCCGATCTTGAGCGGGTTGCCGGTGTCCGCGCCGTCGTGGGCAACCGTGCCGGCCGCAGGCACCGGAACGTCGGTCGGCAGCGTGACGACTTGAGCGCCCGGCGTGGCGATAACCTGTGCGGACGTGACCAGAGTGGCAACCTGCGTCGTGCTGATCAGCAGGCCCGTGGTGTCGGCCAGCGCCTGTCCGGTCGAAGCCCGCAATTGCACCGGCAATGGTTTGCCGGTCGCGACATCGGCATCGTTCGCAGTGCCATCCGGGCCCCATGTGGCCTTGACCCGTTGAACAAGAACACCGCTGCCGATGTCGTCGGCAGAAACCGTCGCGCCTGTTCCCGGAGTAATGGTTACATTGTCTGCCATGTTGGAATGCCTTTGTTAGAGTTCAGCCGGCGTCGTCTATGAATTCGGTGGCGCCGTCGTCATCAAAGAATGATGTCTCGCCGTCGTCATCGACAAACTCGCCGGATGTATAGCCAACGGATGTTTCCTTGGTCAGAGCGAGCAGCAAGCCCATCGGCATCCCGGTGGTGACGCCACCGCCGCCACCGCCGCCCGTGCCAGGTATTTCCTTGGTCAGGCTGAGCAGCAAACCGATCGGCGTTCCGGTGACGCTGCCGCCGGTTGCGGGTATTTCCTTGGTCAGCGCCAGCAATAATCCGATCGGCGTTCCGGTGACGCCGCCGATCGCGCCAATGGCAAGAATGGCCGGGACCGGCATCAGGCCGGGAAGCATTTACGCCATCCCGGCTGCGAAGAAACACTCGACCTCGGTCGATGATTTCACTGCGAACGAGATCACGTCGATGGCATTGGCGGCGGTCGACAGCGTCGGCTTGATGCCGCCGGGGAATTTGTAGAAGCTGCCCCAGGTGGTGATGGCGCGGTTGCCGGTGGCATCCTGCACCAGGTAGATCATGCCCTTCTGGCCTGGCTTCGGCCCGGTCGGATTGACCAGGGTCGAGGTCGCCGAGCTCATCGTCCAGATGAAATCGATACCGGCATTCAAGTTTGGCGTTGCCGATGCGCCGCTCAGCGCTACAGGCGCGGCAGCGCTCCACGGCGCCCCAGGCGTGAGTATCTTGGTCGGCGCACTGTTGCTGATGTATTCAGCCGCGGTGGCGATCCCGGTGAAGGTCGGCGCGCCCGCGGTGAACACCGGCACGCCACTAGAGGCACTGATGTCGAGGCCCCAGCCGCCACGTGTTGTCGCCAAGGTGCCGGACCAGCCAGCCGTGATGCTGGAGGCTTGCAGCAATGCCGTTGCCGGGGTACCGCCCAAGGTCAAGGTGACGTTGGTGTCGTCGGTCTTGGTCAGCGCTGCCGGTGTCGAGATTGCTGCGCCGGTCAAACCCAGCGTGCCCCGTGCGGTCGATGCGTCAACGTCATCGACCAGGGTGCGAGCGAACGCCGTGAACGAGGTCGTTCCCGCCGTGCCGACGCCGGTAAAGTACGGCACCATGTTGGCGGCGCTGCTGACGCTTGCCAGCGCCGTCAATTCAGTGTCGAGCGGCTGTCGTGTCGTGTCCGATGGATGGACGTGATCGCCGCGTGAATACAATGCCGAGATGCCGGCATTGGCGGCACTGTCCATTATCGGCAGCGCACCGCTTGGCGAAACCCCGCCGCCGGACAGCAGCGTCCAGCCTAACGACTGGCGGCCATATTGCTGGCCGTCATTTGGAGCTTCGCTGATGCCGCCGGAAGCGCCGGGGAAATTGGCCACCGGCAATTTTTTCCAGGCGCCGGATGCCGCCTGATCCGACAACAGAACGTAATCGCCGCCGCTCGGACTGGTCTTTGACACCAGCGAAGCGATGTCGACATCGGTGGGCGAAGCCAGCCCGCCGAAATTGTTGCCCTTCAGGGTAAACGCCGGCATCACGTTGAGTTCACCGTTTACCACTGTGTCGCCAACCGACCATGACGGCGCCGATGATGTGCGCCGCGCGATACCGATACCGGACAAGGCCGCGACCGCGGTCAAGTCGGTGTCGGCCGCCTGCCGGGTGCTGTCGGTCGGGTGAACGTGATCGCCGCGCGAGTACAGGGCCGAGACGCCGGGTGTTGCGCTGCCGTCGACGATGGGGTTGACATTGCTGGGCGTGACGCCCGCGGTCGCCACCGCCCACGCCGAGCTCCGACGATTATAGGCTTGGCCGTCGAGCGGAGCCTCGCCGATCTTGGTGGTATCGGACGGATGGACATGATCGCTACGGGTGTACAGTAGCGACGTTCCCGGCGCCGCAGTGCCGTCCATGATCGGGGAGGTGTTGCTCGGCGACACGCTGGAGCCGGTGGCGACCGGCGTCCAGTTCAGGCTTTGTCGACCATATTGCGTCCCATCATTTGGCGCCTCGGGGACACCGCCGCCGGCCCCGACCACCGTGATCGGAGCCAGCACAAAGACATGCGTGGTGTCGTTCCACAACAGCACATTCTGATGGGCGGCGTCGGGCACACCCATGACCGGCGGCGTAAAGTCGTCGTAGGCGAGATCGAATTTGAACCTGCCGTTGGTCTTAGTGACATCGATGCCGGCGCCGTCGACGATGTTGGCGGGAAACGAGACCAGCGCTTTCAGTTTAACGTCAGGCAGATCGGTCACGGCACCACCCCATCGACGATCGGCAATGGGCCGACGCTGAGCTGCAAAGTCTGCGTGCCGTCATCATTGGTGAGCGTCAGCCCGGTGTCGTAGGTGCCAGGCCACAGCCCGCGCATCTCGTCGAGCGTGAAGAACCAACGGAACGTACCGATGTCGACATAGGTGATCTTGCCGTTGGCGGTCGAGGCGAGCAGCCGTGGCCCGCCCTGCTGATCGCTGATCTGAAATTCCATCGTGCAGTTTTCGATGTCGATTGGCGCGTTGTCGAAATCAATCACCTGGCCGATGAACAGCCAACTGGCGCGATTGGACGTTGGCGGGAATGTAATCTGGTACATCAGGATCTCATCTAGAGTTTGATGTAGAAGGTGACGACCATGGTCGGCTGCACGTTATGATGCGCCTGACCTCCTCCAGTCACCGACGCACTGCCGCTGCCGCTGCCGCTGATGCTGACATCGTGGCGATGAGCATTGAGATCCTTGCCCGACGGGCCATCGGTATTACGATCAACAGTCACAGGGCCCCAAGGACTGCCGGCGCTCGCAATTGAAAATTGTCCGCCAACCACCGCAGTCTCTTGGAAGTGATGGACGTGGTTGATGTCGTCGATCGAATATCCCGTTGTGCCCGAACCAGAAATAGAAACAGAAGCACTCCCGCTCATCGAGGCCTGCTGCGCTGCCGTCAGGGTGTGATACTGAACACCACCACGCGCCCCGAGTGTCGTGCTGGCGCCGAAATATGCACTCAGCACCCCGGCCGCGGTGTTGCCCATGTCATCCATTCCGGCGAGCGTGTAGCCCCTGGCATCCGGCAGGCTTATTTGCTTGCCGGCGTTGTAATCGGCGAGCCCTGACGAACCGCGGCCGCCGCTGACTGCAAGATTGGCATCGACACCCCACAGATAGATGAACAACGCCTGTGCCGATGGATCGGCGAGCTCGGTGGCGCTCGACAGTGAACCGCCGATGGTGCGGCCGTTGCAGCGAACCCAGCCGGTGTGGATGCCGGTGCCGTAGCGTTTCTTGATGTCGCCGGTCTGGGCGACGGTGGTCGCGTCAATCGCGCCACCGCCACCGCCACCGGACGAGGCGCCGATCACCTGGACGTTGTCGACGGCAAGTTGCACCACGCCAGAGCTGTCGGTCAGCCGGATCTTGATCAACCCATCGGCGAAGAACAGTTGCGGCACCCGGCCGGCGACATCGAGCGTGAGTGGGTTGGGGTGCGCCAAGGTCAGCGACAAATCCTTGAATGCATTCTGCGGCGTCGACACCGTGCCAGCGACGAAGAAATACAGCAGGCCCCCGGACAACGGATTGCCCAGCGGGTCGAATTGCTGTGTCATTGACAGTGGGATCGTGCCGGCCATCTGTGTGATCCAATGCTACTTGCGCGGCGCCTCAAATGGCGCGCGGTTGCCCGCCGCCGATATGATCAACGCGCGCATCGCCTCTTTCGCGTTGTTCTCGATCGGCGTCAGTACGCCGCGCTTGTTCACGAGGTCGAGTAACGAGCGCATATAGGCATCACGCTCGGCACCTTGCGCCACCGCAAGCCGGCCGAGCTCCTCGGCGAAGCGCTGCGCCTTGGCCTCGGGATCGATGCCGAACAGTTTCCTGGCGCCCTTCTCCAGGCCTTTGCCGATGAGACCGGTGAGGCCGAGATTGGTCGGTACCTCCAGCGGCTTCGATGCCTCATCGAGAAAATTGCCGAACCGATTGGTCATGCCGGTGTCGGAGCCAGCCGTGACACGGTTGCCGGTCTGAGCGAATGTCGCCTCACGATCAACCGCATTCAACGCCCGGTCAGCACGCTCGCCGAACATGGTCCGCAGCTTGTCGCGCGGATAATCGCCCTCGGATTTCACTGCGCTTTGCATCGCCAACGGATCATTGATCTTAGTGCTAACCAAGCGATCGATTTCGGCGCGGGTACCTTGTTGCTGACGAAACGGCGCAGCAGATGGACCGATCAATCGACCTTCCGGCTCGGCGCTTCTGACAAAATCTTCGGCAAACGCCGCCGGCCGCGACACTGTCTTGCCGGTGTCGAAGGTCGTGCCACCGATATTGAGCGCTTCACGCTGGCGAGCCAGTTCCTGGTGGAAGGCATCGACATCCTTGATGCCGGGAGCAACCCGCGCCAGTTGGTCATCGACGTATCGCCGCGCCGCCGACAGCACCCGGATGGCGTTGGCATCGGTTTCGGTGCCGAGAATGCCGTCGATTGCCTGGCGGGTGTTGAGCAGCACGCGCGGATGCGGATCAAGCGTGCCGGGCGAGCCGGTGACATCGAGCATCTCTCTGACCTGCCGGGCCACGCGCTGGGCCGGGCCGCGCTCGTTGGTGGCGAGAACGTCAAGCCGATGCGCCAACGGCGTCGTATCGACCGCCCGCGCATTGGCAATCACCCGCTCATAATCCGGCGACAGTGCCTGCTGGCCTTCACGGATACTGGCCTCGACCCGGGTCGGATCAACCGGCCGGCCAAGCGCATCGAGGTCAGTCGCCAGCCTGGCGTTCTTGGTGGCATTACGCGCTAGCAGCGGATTGACGATGTCGTCACGCATGCCTGGCCGGCTGGCGGCGCCACGCGCCACGCCCATCCATTCCGGCGAGACATCCGCCAGCATCGCCTGGGGGCCAAGCCTGGCCATCTCGGCTTGCAGTGCCGCCATCTTGGCGGGATCGCCGATGGTGTCGGAGGCGTAGCGCGCCGCCGGCTTGCTGATCCCAGACATGGCGCCGCCGGGATCGGTCAGGCCACGCAGCCGGTCGGCCGCGGCGGCTGCAGCCTTGCCGTATAACGACGACACGCCCATGCCCACCGGGCCGGCAACAGCACCAACGCCAGCCCCGATTCCGGTCTGTGTCGGATCGCCGCCGCTGCGGACTGCGGCGTCAGCGCCGCTAAGTGCGCCACCGGACAGGGCTGCGATGCCGGTACGGGCGATCAACGGCAGGGAGCCTGCGCCGAACGCAGCCGGCGCTGCAGCAACCAGTGGCGCGGTACCGGCAACGCCGCCGATGGTGCGGCCAG